CAAGCTGCATACAAATCGTGTTGTCCGTAAGGTTACTAGCAACTACACTTGTCGGTAATGGTAGCTCCAGTCATCATAGGTGCCGCTATAGCAGGCGGCGCATCGCTCCTAGGAGGAGCTCTAGCCAAACGGCCCGAGCCGGCTAGGTCTGTCCCTGATTACACCCATATGAAGGAAGGCGTGCAGTGGCGTGTTGAGGACGCTAAGCGTGCTGGTGTTCACCCTGTCTATGCAATGGGTTTTAACCCTGGGAGTCCAGGTGCTATTACTACTGGTTCTACTGGTCCTAGCAGTAGTGCTGTTATGGGACGCAGTTTAGCGTCGGCTGGCCAGAACATCGGTTCGGCGGTTGCTACTTTGCCCAGGCAGGAGCAGCAGAGTTGGGCACGGGAACAACAGCAGATGACCCGCGACCGGCACTCGGTCGACATGATGCAGGCCCAACGTGATTTCGTCGGCTCCTCGGCGGCCGCTTCGGCGGGCGCTCGTGCGGAGCAGTACCCCTCGACCCCCAGGGAGACTAACCTCTGGGACCCTGCTTCAACGCAGATTCCCGGCCAGGGAGCAATAGCAGGCCCGGATACGGAAGAGCTTCTTTGGGGAGCAGCTGCGCGTTGGTATCGGGACTATTACTTAAAAAATGCAGAAAAGCGGTACTTCAGGGACCTTTATCGTAAGAGGTACCCAGGTCGCGCGCGACGTTATGATGAGAGTATTTCATACCCGGAGGTAATGTACTGATGAGGTTTCGAAGACGTGGTTCTCCTCGCCGTTCGTTTGGTAGGCGTACTTATGGCCGCCGTCGTAGTTTCCGTCGTGGAAGCCGGGTGCGCCGTGTCGTGGCGCGAAGAAGGCCAATTGGCTATAGGATGTAAAGCTTGTGAGAAGAGACAAACACTCACTGTCTCATTACCGGTTGAGTACCTTGGATATGGGTATGTTGACCCCGGTGGGGCTTGTGGAAGTATTGCCTGGGGATACCTTCCAACACAGCACATCAGCGTTGATACGGTTGACTCCGTTGGTTGCTCCGGTTATGCATCCGGTTGTTGTGCGTTTGCACCATTGGTTTGTCCCCAATCGGCTGACGTGGCCCGGTTGGGAGGACTTCATTACTGGCGGTCCGGATGGTTTAGATACTTCAACTGTACCTGTTGTAGCGAACACTCCCACCGTTAAGACGTTGTTGGACTATTTGGGAGTCCCGCCTGGGACGGGTTTCAACGTCAATGCGTTGCCGATAAGAGCTTACAATAAGATTTACAATGAGTTTTATAGAGACCAGGACCTGGTTCCGGAGGTGAGTGAAGATAACCTGGATGTACAGAAGGTTGCGTGGGAGAAGGATTACTTCACCAGTGCGCGGCCCTGGCCGCAGAAAGGAGCGGAGATTACGCTTCCGTTGGGAACTCAGGCACCGGTTAAGGGCCTTGGTATTTATGCCGCGGCGACACACGGTGGACCTCAGCAGGTGAATGAGACGGACGGTAGTCAACCTACTTACGCGAACCGTGTTGATACGAATAACGCTAACAGTGCAGCTATCGAATCAGATGGTAGTGCTTTCCCGAACGTTTATGCGGACCTTAGCGCGGCAGGAGCTATTAACATAAATGACTTCCGTCGGGCGTTCGCTTTACAGCGGTATCAGGAAGCACGGGCACAGTATGGTTCTCGGTTTTCAGAGTACCTTGCTTACCTGGGTATTCGAGGGTCTGACGCGCGTCTCCAGAGACCGGAGTACTTAGGTGGTGGAAAACAGACGATCTCGTTCTCTGAGGTTTTGCAGACTGCGGAGACCCCCACTGACTCGCTTGGTCGTATGGGTGGACATGGTATTTCTGCTTTGCGTAGCCGTCGGTATCGGCGTTTTTTTGAAGAGCATGGTTACGTCCTTACTTTGATGTCGGTAAGGCCAAAGGCGATGTATATGCAGGGGACGTCGAGGCATTGGCACAAACAGGATAAGGAAGATTATTATCAGAAGGAGCTCGCACAGATTGGCCAGCAGCCTATTTTCAACAAGGAGATTAAGGACACGCACGGAGATTTGGAGGGTACGTTCGGCTGGCAGGACCGTTATTCGGAGTATAAGCACCAGAAGTCGTCGGTTTCTGCAGAGTTCAGGGATAATCTACTGGATTTCTGGCATATGGCTAGGGAGTTCGGGACGGACCCGGCGCTTAATGCAGATTTCGTAGAGTGCGAACCAACGAAGCGTATATACGCGATACAGACTAACGATGTGTTGTGGTGCATGGTCAACCACTCAATTCAGGCCCGTCGGATGGTACGTCGGTCGCCTGCTTCGAGAATTATTTGACATGGAAGAAGAGCAGTTTTTCGTGGAGCACCCGGGGCGCGTTACGGTGCGTAGTACGGGTTCTTTCTGGATACGGTGTTCGAAAAGGATTGTAGGACCGCCTAATTCTACGTGGAGGTTGTTCCAGTTCGATACCCAGGTCGATGACGGCGAGTACACGATTGGTCATGTAGGCCACTGGGAGTTTGAGTGGTTTAAGCTGCAGAATGCAGAGACGGTGGATAGCAGGCCCATCGAAGTTGGGTTGCAACAGCCCCCGAGTTTGCGAGAAGAGGTAAGGAAGTATATCGCTCAGGAGCTCTATCAGCAGCAGGATAAGGAAGTAGAAAGCCCTGAGGAAGCTGATGACTTCGAAATTTTTGATGAGCCTGAGTTAATCTCAGGCTATGAATACGAAGAGATGGATAGGGATAATTCATTGGAAAGTCAGGTAGTTGCAAAGGATAATGGAACCTCTACAACAGAGGAAAGCAACGATGGAAGAGAGCAGGTTGACGAACGAGCAACGACGAGTGAGGGCGCTGGAGCGGACGCTCGGGGCCCAAAGGAAACACATCGTGATGTTGGAAAGCCAGTTGGCGACGATGCAAGACGAAATGGACACAATGAGGGAGGCGTTACACACTCTGGACCCTCAGGTGGCTAAAGGCGAGAAGAAGGTCGTTCTCGGTTATTAATCAATCCCGGGGGGCGTCTGCCCCCCTTCCTGTCGGTAGCTCTTGCTACTCCCCACAATAAACTGTGAGAGGTTGGCACTAATGTCCTACCCCTACGGTGCGTCTTTCCGCCCTGTAGACCTCTTGACAAAGCCCCCGTGACAGTACATTACTTGATATGTACTGTCTAAGTCATTCCAATGTGAAGGCACCATTCAAAATCCATGCCACGTATGAGCTGCCTATGAAATGTCAGTTCCCTCAGGACAAATTCCGTATAGTTCTTGGAGTCTCTTACCGTTATACCCATAGGTGTGGCCAGTGTATGGCTTGTAGGTTGACCCGGAGGAACGAGTGGGCCACGAGGATATTGCTGGAAAGCATGCTTCATCAGGAGTCCGTCTTTGTGACGTTGACGTATTCAGAGGAGAATCTCCCGGAGTCGGTATCCAAGCAAGAGTTTCAGTATTGGCTAGTCCGTCTGAGGAAGAAGCTGTACCCGCGCACAATCCGTTATTTTGGTTGCGGCGAGTATGGCGAGAGGTCAGGCCGCCCGCACTATCATGCAGTTCTATTCGGTATAGGTCTATGGGCCCTCGATATCATCCAGGAGAGCTGGAAGAAAGGCTTCGTCAGTGTTGCGGAGTTAAATGCGTGCCGGGCAAGGTACGTCGCAAGATATACGACGAAGAAGTTAGGTTCGGTGCAGTCCTTTACGGACAGTCGGAATCCCGAATTTGGACTCATGTCACGGAAGCCCGGATTAGGGCACGACGCACTACCTACAATTGCGGCTTCCCTGCGGGCCGCCGGCGCTACATTTGGTATGTACCATGGGCCAGAAAATGTCCAGAATCAATCGAATCTTGGATTCTCAGGCTTTGTACGCATGAATGGCCAGCGTTACCCGCTGGATACTTACATGGCTCGAAAGCTTAAGGATTTGGTGGATAACCCCCCTACGACAGATGCTACACAGGCTAGACGGAGTGAGATAAATAGTCGTCATCCCCCTGAAAGCATTGAGGATGTTTCAGTCGAAAGGCTTGCTAATGAGTCTCGTTTAGAAAAGAACGAGCGTATGGTAAATAAGCGGGCACTTATATGAAACGTAAGTTTCAGCGACAGCGTCGGCCGAGCGCGGCCTTTAAACCCCCTTCGGTCGCACGTCGGAGACGTATGCTCCGGCCGGTTACACCTCGACCTCAAGAGAGGATATTCCCCAGTCGCAGGCGACTGGTATTCACTTTGCCCGCTATTGGCCTCCCGGAGCTTGCTCCGAGGCCGTTACTTATTCCCCGTCCCCCGGTTCGCCCCCGAAGGAGGGCGCTATACCGGCTTCCTGGCGTCCGGCCGGCCGTAGGCCGCCGGACCCATTCGTTTTGCCGTAAACGCGCTCAGAGGCGCGCTGTGCTCCATGCATTAGGGGTTGCAGGCCACAAGCTGCATACAAATCGTGTTGTCCGTAAGGTTACTAGCAACTACACTTGTCGGTAATGGTAGCTCCAGTCATCATAGGTGCCGCTATAGCAGGCGGCGCATCGCTCCTAGGAGGAGCTC